AGCGAAATCCGCGAAGAGTTTTTCACCCCCGCCCTTGGCGACATTGGCCCGCAAAGCCGAGACAACAAGCAGGGGCGAACTGGCGGATACACTACGAAGCAACAGGCGGCGGTGCAGGAAATCATCGAAGCCAATAACGACTTTGCTTATGGGCAGTATCGTGGCCTCTTGGCGCAAGACCTCGCCCGCGAATTGGCCCGAGTTGTTCTTCCCCTGACCGCCTATTCGTCGTTCTACTGGAAGATCGACCTTCACAATCTCTTTCACTTCTTGGCGCTGCGGACAGACTCTCACGCGCAAAAGGAAATCCGCGACTACGCCGACGCCATTCTTGAGATCATCGAGCCGCTGTTCCCTTACTCCGTAGAGGCATGGCGCGATTATGTTCAGGAAGCCGTCTCGCTGTCTCGGATGGACCTAGACTTGCTGAAGTCCATGCTCGGACTCAGCAACGCCAAGATAAAGTGGATTGATATGGTGGAAGGCCACCGAGGCGAAAAGGTCTTGGCGGAGAAGTTCGGCATGAGCGGACGCGAGTTGCGCGACTTCGTGAACCGCTTCGACCTGCCTTGGTTCTAGAAACCGCCCCGCATCTTCGCCATCCCTGAGCCAATATTTCTCTTGTTAATCGGCATCAGGTTCATGACGGCGTAGCCAAGTGCGTCGGGCAAGTGGGTGTATTTGCTCTGTGCGGACTTGGCTATGGCGCCGTTGTCGTCAAAGCCAAGGCTCTCCAAGGACGTAATCAGTTCCTTGCACCGAGGATGGATGAACAAACGGCTTTTGCCCGAAGCCGACAGAAAGGCGCCGTTGACGGTGTTCACCCGGTCATTCACGGCAGGGTTGCGACGGGGCATGACAAGGCGAAAGCCCATGCCGCGCAACACACTATGGTTCGTGTTCCCGCCTGCCGAGGTATGCTGCTGATTGCCCGAGGCGTCAGGATAGATAATAATATTCCTACCCTTGAAGCGTTCGGATAGAATATCTGCATAGCGTTGAATGGTGGCGTTAGGCAACAATATTTCATCCACGGCGCAGAAGCACTCGTCGCCTTCCCCATCCAAGAACTTCACCATCAACACGCCCGACATGGGGAATCGGTTGAAGTCCAGGCCAAGATGCAAATGGCATTTGCCGTCATCGTCGATATGCGAGACGACATGCGTGCTGCGCTGGAACGGCTGGTAGACCTTGCCGGTAGGCGACTCAAACGACGCTTCAAACTCCGTTCTGAACACGAACGGGTTCATGGTGCGCTTGGCTTCTTCGATTTCCGACTGCGGCACGATCCCAGCGTTCAGCGTCGTAATCGTGTAACTGAACCAGTTTTTCTTGCCAGGGTCCAAACCATCGCAATAAGCTTCGTAGAACCACTTGCTACCGGCGCTGACCTTCGGGGTGCCGAGGAACAAGGCGTCGCCCTGTTGGTCCGCCAAGGCAGGGCGGACGATCTTGGTCCACATTTCCTCTGTAATGTCCGCTGCTTCGTCAAAAATGGCAAACGATATGGATAGGCCACGAAGGCGGTCGGGCACTTCGGCACCAAACAACCTAATCATGGTGCCGGTAGACTTCAGCACCAACGACATATCCGTTCGGTTGATTTCACTAATCATCTCAGGTGGAATGGAGTCAAGCAACTCCCGCCACATGATTTGCTTGGCCATCTTCAAGGTCGGGGCGATGTAGACCACCAAGCCTTTTTCCACCGAATTGGCAGCCCGGTAGAGTTCATGCTTGGAGAGGAACGACTTGCCACTTCGCCGCCCCGCCACAACCACACGGTAGCGGCTTGGGTGCAAGTAGACATGCGCCTGCCAGGGCAGCAGGCCCAGGTTCTTGACTGCCCGTTGCTCCAAAATGGGATCGGGCTTCCAAGTCAGTTTATCCAAGGTCATGCGACGCCCGCTTCATCCTCATCCTTCGAGCCGACTTCCTCCGCATCCAGCACCGCCCGTTTCTTTACAATCATGGGCTTGATATCTTCCTTCGGCTTCATGAGGCGGCGCAGGTCATGCACGTTGCGTTCTTCTTCGTTGGCCTTAGAGACCGCCGTGACTAACTGCCCGATGGACTTGGTAAGGCGGTTGATTTCTACGCGCACACGGTTCGGGTCGGTGCGCTCCTCCGCTTCGGCTTCTAGATATTCAATTTCATTTTCAATCAGGTTGGAAAGGCGATTGATGATGCTATCAAGGCGCTTTGACCGCTTGCGCGTCGTGGTCAGGCGTTCGGCAATTTGGGCAGCGGAGGACAGAACCACTTGATCTTCCGTGGCTTTGTTGCCGCGCAGCATGGAAAGCGTTTCGGCAGACGGCTTGCCATCTTCGCCCATCCCCATGACCATCATGGCGCGGGCCGCATCGGCAACACGCGGTTCTAGATTTCGCGTCCAGTTGTAACGCCTGACACGGTTGGCGATGGCTTGTGAGGTAATGCCTTTTGCTTCCGGCAGCCGCGCAATGTCGCTGAGAGACCAACCAATTCGGTAATAATGCTCAAGAACATCCCATCGCGCGCCAGACTTCCACTTGCGCGCCTTGGCCTTCGGCTTCACCTTCACATCGGGACGGATTGGCGTTATATTATCCGTCTTATCGTTTGACATGATAAGGGAATTCCTCAAAAGCGTTACGAAATTTGTTTATCCTCCGCACCTATTGTTAAAGTCAAGCCGGTGGATTGACTTTTGTGCCGTGTGACCGCTAACCACTTTGCGAAATTATTTTTGGATTTCAGCACATGCCCGTTACTGACATCGCTTCCGAGTATGATGAAAACCAAGATGACTGGAAGATGATTCGTGATGTGCTGAAGGGCGCCAAGGCGATCCGTGAAGGCGGGACACGATACCTACCCCAGCTTTCGGGCATGTCTTGGGGCGAGTATGAGGCATACAAGAAGCGCGCTCAATTCTTCAACGCCTCCGCCCGCACCTTGAATGGCCTTGTCGGGATGATTTTCCGCAAGGAACCTGAAATAATTTTAGGCGATGCTGAAAGCCTTCGCCCGCAGTTAGAGACTTGCACCGTAGACAACCAGCCTTTTAGCGTTTTTGCTCGCGCCATTGTCCGTGAAATCCTGAGCATGGGCCGGGTTGGCGCTCTCGTTGACGCTCCGACCAATGGTGGGCAGCCCTACTTCACAACCTATACCGCAGAAAGCATCACAAACTGGCGAAATGTTCGCAATGACGCTGGAAAGATCATCGCCAATCAAATCGTTTTGAAGGAAGTCTTTCTCGTTGATAGCGATACGGGGTTTGGTTCCGAGGAAGTCACCGTCTACCGTGAACTTTTCCTGACCGATAATAACTCGTATGCACAGCGCCTTTGGATGCCGGTCAAGAACCGCAACAACACGGTGGACTATCAGCCCTCCGATATTGTGGTGCCGGTTATCTCGGGTGCCGGAGCCTTCTACGGTGAAATGCCTTTTATCTGCTTCGGCCCGATGAAAACAGGCATGGCGGTGCAGCGTTCTCCGATTCTTGATATCGCGGAGTTGAATGTCCTTCACTTCCAGCGCAGCGCCCAATTGGCACACGGCCAGTTCTACACCGCCACGCCAACCTATTGGGCCATCCCGCCCAACACGGGCGATATTCCTGAATACCAAGTTGGCCCCAACACCGTTTGGCTTGTAGACCAACCCAACTCTTGCGGCATTCTGGAGTATCGTGGCGAAGGTCTCCGATACCTCGAATCCGCCTGTTCGCAACTCGAAAACCAGATGGCGGGGCTTGGCGCCCGTCTTGTGGCTGACCGCAAGAACACCGCAGGCGAATCGTCTCAAGTTGCGGAAATGCGAAGCAAGGGCGAATCTTCGCTACTTTACGAGATTGTTGATAGTGCCGAGAATGGCCTGACAGACCTTTTGAAGATTTGGGTTCGTTGGAATGGCCGCAACCCGCGCAACGTCGAAGTGAAGCTGAACCGTGATTTCGTTGACGCGGCGATGGAATACAGGACTTGGCTCCAGCTTGACCGCGCCCACGCCCAGGGCAACATTGACGATGAGACTTACTATCGCACGCTCTTTGAAGGTGAGATGCTTCCTGCGTCCTACACCCACCAAGACGTGAAGAATCTTATTGACAACGCCCCCGCGAATAGGGCCAATGCCGCAGCCGAGGCTACTCCGTAATTCCACGATTAGGGTCAAAAAACTTTTATGTCTCAAAATATGATGAAGTTGGTTAACCCCGAACTTCGTTTCTTGCCTATGAACATCGAATACGCTTCGACCCTTGGATTGCCATTCATGCAGAAGGATGCACTCGCCCATGAAAAAGGCGTTGTCATCTGCGGCACGGCGCCTTCGCTCGTAAAAGGGTCTTCGCTGCGAGAAATCAGGCGCCTCAAGTCAGTGGGTTACAAAGTTGTCGCCGTTAAGCAGGCGATCCGCATCCTTCCTGAGTATGATATCGTTCCTGATTTCTCCGTAGCCATGGACCCAGGCGAAAGACAAATCAAGAAAACGCCTCTCGACCTAAGAGTGACGTATTT